ATCATCACTGGCGCCAAGGCAAGCCAGTTAGAGCGCGGACCTAAAAAGGTTTGGGCTGGTCTTCCTAAGGACGCCAATGTATTCAACCTTGAATCCAGCGGAAACATGGCTGGTGCATTGGAATACATCCAGTTTATTAAGCGCGCCATGCACGAAATCACTGGTGTACCTGAGACAGCCTTAGGTCAGTTCCAACCAGTATCTAATACATCAGGCGTGGCATTGGCTATTCAGTACCAGCCAATGATGAATAAGTACAACCAAAAGAAGATTCACTTCACTAAGGGTCTAGAGAAGATCAACGAAGTAATCATCCGTACTGCGGCTGTATTTGAACCTCAGATGCTTCAGTACAACCCAAGCCTTGGGGCAATGCCCGAGCCTGATCAGGCGTATGCGCTTGACCCTGCTGACCCGCTTACCTACCAGACCCAAGTTCACTGGCCTGAGCCATTGCCTGTTGATGTTCTTATCAAACTTAACGAAGTTCAAGCCAAGATGGCTCTTGGCTTAGAGTCCAAGGAAGGCGCATTGCGCGCTCTTGGTGAAGAGTTCCCCCGTGAGAAATTGCTTGAAATCTTTGAGGAATTGCGTGACGACTCCTTGGACCAAGGTGCGTTAGATATGGTGCGCGCTCAAATACAGCAGGCAGTAATGATTACTACTGGTATTTTCCCCGGACAAGGTGGAGAGAATAGTGTAGTATCTGGTGGTGAAAACACAGCCGAAGGACAAGCAGGTCCTCCTATGGGAGGTATCGGTGACGCCGAAGGACAGATGATTAACAACATAATCCAACGAGCATACGGAGCAAGGCTTGCCCAGCGTCGTGTGCCCGACGAAGAATAAAACCGTTATTTAACAATTGCTAATAAAAGCCCAACAACAAAGAGGTAAGGAAAATGAGTAACGCCTTTAATGGTGACGGGATTATGATCCCCGTTGAAAGCACATCCCAAGAACAGCAGGCCCCTAAGACTGAGGGTCGCGTGTTCACTGAGACTGAGGTTGAAGCAATTCGCCGTCAGGAGAAGGACAAGTTGTACCGACGCGTTGAAGACGCTGACGGTCGTGTCAAGACCCTTGAGGAGCAATTGAGCATCATCGCTCAGGAGCGCGAAGCCGCTCGCAAAGAAGCCGATGAGCGCGCCAAGACTGAGGCTGAAATCCTCCGCCAGCGCGAAATCCAAGAACTCAGCGCAAAAGAACTCCTCGCCAAGCGCGAAGATGAATTCAACCAGCGCATTAATCAGGTTGAGCAGGAATGGCGTTCCAAGTTTGAAGACATGGAACAACAGCGCCAAGTGCAGGAAGCGCTTCTTGAAAAAGAACGACGCATCCAGCAGATTGATTCTTACCGTCAGCGCCGTTTGGCGGAAGAGCAAGAAACAATTATCCCGGAATTGATTGACCTCATTGCGGGTAATAGTGAAGAAGATATTGAAAACAGTATTGCAGTACTTCGTGATCGGAGTAGTGCTATAATTGAATCAATCCAACAGGCGACCTCACAAAGTGGTCGTCTGCGGGGACCGCAGGTAACTGCGCCCCCGACTGGGCCAATGGACAACCAACAGGAATACCAAACGATGTCTGCGGATGATATCCGTAATATGCCGATGGATCAGTACACGAAAATGCGCGAACGGCTCATGCAAGCGACTCGGACCTCCCGAGGCCGTTTCTAAAACCAAATAACCCAACAACTAACTATCCACGGAGGATATTAAAATGGCCCTTCCCGCCCCAGTAGGAGGTGCGATTACCGGAGCAGGTCTTGGTTCAATTACCACGACCGGTTACTCCAGTGACGCAACTCTTTCCCCAGCAATTCAACAGATTTGGTCCAAGGAAATCTTGTTCCAAGCCATGCCCGTCCTGCGTTTTGAGCAGTTCGCCGTGAAGAAGACGGAACTCGGTGTTCAGCCGGGTTTAACCATCAACTTCATGCGCTACAACAACCTCAGCGTAAACGAGGACTCAGGCGCAAACCTTACTGAAGGTGTGCGTATGGAGCCGGTTTCGCTGACCGCTAGCCAGATTCAGATCACCGTATCTGAAAACGGTCAGGCTGTCGCCGTTACCGAATTGTTGCTCAATGCATCGTTTGACGATGTTATGGCTTCCTCGTCACGCTTGCTCGGTCGCCACATGGCACAAAGCATGGACACCCAAGCCCGTAACACCTTGTACAAGGCTGGCGTTCCCTTCGGTGGCGGCTCTGCTGTTGCTCCGTCGGTCGTCTTCGGTCGCACCGCCGCTTCGGCTCGTGGCGCACTCAGCCCGTACGACTCGGGTACCCTCGGTACCGCTTCTGCACCTGGCTACCTCTCGCCTGCATCCATCAAGGACGCAGTTGAAGTTCTCGCTGGTCAGAACATCCCGCGTTTGGGCGACACCTATGTCTGCTTCGTTCACCCATCACAGAGCCGCTCGCTCCGCGACTGGCCCGAGTTTATTGAAGTCACGAAGTACGCCGCACCTGGCAACTTCATGCTCGGTGAAATCGGTCGTATCTACGATGTCGTGTTCATTGAAACCACACAGGTCAAGAAGGGCTTGGACGCAACTGCGTCTGGCGCTCCGTTGTACGAACTTGGCGCAACCTTGGACAGCAACGCTTCGGCGGGCTACCAGGAAAACGCTGACGCTTACAACGCCATCATGATCGGTGACAACGCATTTGGTCACGCCATTGCATTGCCAGTGGAACTCCGTGACGGTGGTGTCATTGACTTCGGTCGTGAACACGGCTTGGCTTGGTACGCAATTTGGGGCTTCGGAGTTATCACTCACGAATCCCGCGTTATCTTGAACACCCTCGGTGGCTCAATCGCCTGATCCCCTGGATCAGTCTAGTGTTGGTGGTGGGGGAGAAATCCCCCACCATTAATAATTTCACACAACAAACAATAGGAGAAAAACATGGCATCGCGTAAAGATACGATGGCTTTTGCAGAACAACAAGATGACATTGATGAAGCAGTGGAAGTCTTGGAAGAAACCCCTAAGGCTGTCACTGAGTCTAAGGCCAGCGCACAGGCAAGTGATTTTGTCACTGCTCGCGTTAAAGGTACATGGAAAATGTACTGGGGCCGTAGCACCTTTGATTTCGTAGACGGTAAGCGTTACAAACTCCCACGCGACCTCTACAACTACCTCGTACAGCACTCAAACATCTACGACACCCTCTGAGGTAACTAATGGCACTGATCGTCCCCAACGCTACTGCGACAGGGTCTTCCAACAAGTACTCAAACATCAACCAAGCCGAACCCGACTCGGTTGACTTTGAAGCACTTGGAAATACCCTGAACTATATTCGCAGTGGCGGTGGGGTTACGGTCGCAGGTGGCACCACAGTAAGTGTTGCCGCTGGTGTAGCCATTATTAATGGAGTGCCATATTCTTTTGATGCGCTTTCTTTTAACCCCGCCGACGCAACCGCCACGCGGTTTGACCTTATTGTGGTTCGTCTGTCAGGAAGTACCGCCACACTTACGCTGGTATCGGGTGCTGAGAATGATACTAACCCTACGCTTCCACAGAGTACTAACACTCTCGCTAGTGGGACTACTCCCTTAGTTGGCTCTAACTACTATCCAAGTACCGATGCCTTAATTTGCTCTGTATACCGCATTCCATCAGGAACTTTAACTGATGCAAATATCGTGGATAAGCGCGTTTTAAACTCAGCGCCTGTCACTTACACTACTGCGTCTGCCCCTACATCTAATGCTAAGGATGTCATTGGAGATACTGTTATTTCTGGTGGCGTTACTTACATTAAAACTGCCGCCCTTACTTGGGCGACATTATCCACAAGTGCTGATGTTGAGGGAGCAAAGATTCCCATTGGTGGCATTTTTGCCTTTGCTGGTACGCATAACACCACCGCATCCCCTAATGCCGCTTTTTACCTTGAATGTAATGGTCAGTCTCTCTCTAAGAGCGCCAACTCAAACCAATACTTACCATTGTTTAACGCAATTGGTTATTCGTTTGGTGGTAGTGGTGACTCATTTACGCTACCAAACCTAGTTGCTGATACTGGTGTAGTTGGTGCAACTGCGGCACAAATTAACACAGATGGCAAGACAGCCAGTTCAGCAAATACGGCTACCTTAAGTCTGTCTACACTTCCTGCTCATACCCACACACATAGCACCTTAGTTGGAGAGAAGTCTGGAACAACAAGTTTTGGTACTAAGACTGGTTACCCCTCAACTGCCACTACCTTGACTGGTTCTGTTACTGGTACATCCCACAGTCATTACACCTCCGATGGTCAGTCGGCACCTAATCGCGCATTCCCTGTAAGTATTACAAATGCTTACCCAACTGATGGCTATGTTATACCTCCGTATAGCCAACAGGGTGGTAACGGTATGGCTATTAAGGCAACTGCTGATACAGTTACTGGTAGTTCTAGTACTGGTGGTACAGCATCAATTACTATTCCTACAAACCTTGCAGTAAATACTAATATTGGTAGTACAACTACTACTATTGATGTGGGTACTGTTGCGGGTACTACGAATAGTACTGGTTCCACTAGTGCATTCAGTATCCTTTCTAAGAGCATCCGTGTTCGCTGGTTTATTCGCCACACATGAGTGACACACCGATTGAACCAGTTGAAAATGTACCCGCGGAGCAGATCATTCTGAAGCGCGGTTTTATGGTTCACCGACTTAGAGATACTCAACCAGGAGTTAACCAGGCCGCACAAGACTCAATTCCGGGAGCAGGCTCCGGCGATCAATAGTAAGATAGGGATTCATGGCAACTATTAAAGATATTGAGGAAATTGCAAGAACCTATCTACGAGATTTCCCGAAGTTCTTTCAGGTATCTTTTCCCGTCGTAGGTCGCACATATGAGTTGGGTCATATCAACCTTGATACCAGCAGTATTTGGGTTGCCAAGCACTCGGGGTCAGGCTCTGCCTCAACCCTGGCTCCTTCCGACTATACGATTGACCCCCGTAATGGTGTGCTCCGACTCGCTAGTACTTTGCCCTCAGGAACAAACTTGCTTGTTGAGGGT